TTCGTGAAACAGCGAAGAACGGCTGCCGCTCAGACCGGTTCGTTTTCCGGCGATGCTCATATCCTGGCATGGACTGCCAAAGGTGATGATGTCCACAGGCGGCAGCTTTGCACCATGCAGTCCGCTGATATTGCCGAAGTGTTGTACCTGCGGCAGCCGTTTTTCTGTTACACGAATGGCAAACGGTTCAATTTCAGAAGACCAGACAGGCACAATGCCAGCTAACAGTCCGGCAAGCGGAAAACCGCCGCTGCCGTCAAAGAGGCTGCCAAGGGTGAGAAGTTTATTCATTCGGCTTTTCCACCTCTTTCACAAGTTCACAATATGGTATCTGCTTTCCGTCACGGATAACATATACACCATCTGCATCACCGGTATCTTCCACATAACGTCTTAGGATAACAGAAGCGTATTTTTCATCCAGTTCCATGGTGTAGCAGATGCGGTTCATTTGTTCGCAAGCCATCAAAGTAGAACCGCTGCCGCCAAAGGTGTCCATTACCACGCCATTTTCCTGTGTAGAATTGCCGATGGGATAGCCAAGCAAGTCCAGCGGTTTTGAGGTGGGGTGATTGGCATTTCGTTTCGGCTTATCAAAGTTCCAGATGGTTGTCTGCTTGCGGTCGGAATACCAGTGATGCTTGCCATTCTGCATAAAGCCATACAGCACAGGTTCGTGCTGCCACTGATAATCAGAGCGACCCAGAACAAGACTATCCTTTACCCAGATGCAGCAGCCTGCAAGATGAAATCCGGCGTCAATGAAAGCTTTTCTGAAATTCAGCCCTTCGGTGTCTGCATGGAATACATAGGCAGAGCCGCCTTTTTCCAGATGCTCCGCCATTCGCTGAAAGGAGGACAGCAGAAATGTATAAAACTCCTCGTTCTTCATGCTGTCATTCTGTATGGTCAAACCGCTGGCACTCTTAAACGAAACGCCATAGGGAGGATCGGTCAGAATGAGATTTGCCTTGGTGTCACCCATGAGAGCAGATACATCCTCCGCAGATGTGGCATCGCCACACATCAGCTTGTGTCTGCCAACTGTCCAGATGTCGCCACGCTGTACAAATGCAGCTTTTTCCAGTGCAGTGGTGAGGTCAAAATCATCGTCTTTCACTGTGTCACCGCTGTTTGTATCAAACAAATCTGCAATTTCAGTTTCATCAAAGCCAGTCAGACCAAGGTCAAAGCCGAGATTCTGCAATTCTTCCATTTCCACAGCAAGGAGTTCTTCATCCCAGCCGGCATCTAATGCCATTCTGTTATCAGCAAGAATATATGCCTTCTTCTGTGCTTCGGTCAGGTGATCGGCAAATACACATGGCACTTCTGAAATATTTTCTGCCTTTGCCGCTTCGATTCTGCCGTGACCAGCCAGCACATTGTATTCCCGATCAATAATAACCGGATTCACAAACCCAAACTCACGCAGAGAAGAGCGAAGTTTCAGGATCTGTTCCTTGTTGTGCGTTCTGGCATTGTTGGCGTATGGCACTAACTTGTCGATATCAACGAGCTGAAATTCTGTAGTTGTGTTCATTTTGATTCACCACTCTTTAAAATGTTTCTTATTTGATTCCATGCAGCTATTGCTTGCGAGGTATATCTTACACTCAAATCAACCATTTGTTCGCCATGTTCTAAAATACACATATCGGATTGACGACTTCGTACAAGATTTTCTGCAAACTGTGCGGAGAGAACAGTCGGTATTTTCTTGCCATTTCCTACTCGATTGAAATACACTTTTTCTGACTGCATTAATTTTTTTGCTTCGGAATAGATACTTCTTTGGCAATTAGGACTCTCACAATCAAAAGTCACATTGTGCAATTCGGCATCTGTGTTTTTGCTAAACACACAACCCATATCAGTTCCTCTTTCTGGCGGTCAGCAGTTTTTCCATAGCATCATCAATGGGCAGTCCTGAAAATTCTGTTGAACAGTTTTCTCGTACAATTTGAAAAATTTGATACCACAACTGATTAACCTGTTTCATGTAGCTTTGACTCATAGAGACATACGGAGAAGCAATTGCGGCTCCGGTAGTTGGATGTTTTGCAAGAAATCCATACTCAGATATTACTTCTTCGCACTGAATCCAGCGGCTAACTGACATGGCATATTGCATCACAAGTTCGGAGTATACGGCTTTTTCACATCCTCTTGCTTTTAGCCATCGATAGGTTTCACTATAGATTTCTTCGGCAAGAAAATCTTTTCCGTTTTTTTGCTGAGCTTTCATAAAATCCTTTACTGGCGGAACATCATCCCCTATCAAAACAGAAGATTCTGGGAATTCAAGCACTGATGCAGATTGTCCATCATTGATTTTGTCAACTAACGCCTTGGATTTTCTGCCAGAACCAACTCTTGCACCACCCCTTCTTGTACCGTCTTTTGCCACTGTTTTCACCTGCCTTTTGAGAGAAAAATAGCCGAAACTGCGTAAGTTTCGGCTTGTTGCATATTTTTAGGGTTAATATCCCCTTTGAAATCCAAATTTCATGCGTGAGAGGGAGCCCCGGTCTTGTGATCGCTGCTCCGTAGAGATTTCGATACCCCCACCCGGCAGTCCGCAGCCTAACCCATGTCAATAAAAATACTCAGGGTTACTGTCCTCACTTCCGGTTTTCCGGTCGTGGCAGGACTTGCAAAGAGCCTGCCAATTGCTTTCATCCCACATCAGATGCGGATCACCACGATGAGGGATGATATGGTCGACCACGGTCGATGCCGTGAACCTTCCCCGTGCCATACACTTCACGCACAGCGGATGCTTCCGCAGGTACGCCTTGCTGAGCCGCTGCCACTTGCTGCCGTAACCACGCTTGGCGGCAGACGGTCGGTCTGGGTGCAAGGACTGATGATCTGCACAATACAAACCGTCTGTCAGATTGGGACAGCCGGGGTGCTTGCATGGCTTCTTACATTTCCTCGGCATAAGGTCCACCTCCGGATACAACGAAAGCCCTGTGGTGTTCCACACGGGCTTTCGGTCAGTTTTCTATGATATTATTATATCACACCTTTTTGCAAAAGTCATCCTCGATTTTGGACATTCACTTTCCAAACAGCAACAGGGTCAACTTGGAAACCGCACGGTTTTTACGTTTGTATGCAGAACTCCGCTCAATGTGAAAACGATTGCTGATTGCGGAAATAGCATCAAAGGCATCTTCTCCCTGCCAATAGAACTGTTCCAGCACATACCGTTCATCCTCCGACAGACTGTCCCATGCAGGCTGAAACCATTCCATGTATTCTTTTGCCTGACGATACCGTTCCCGCAGCACATCGATTTCGTCAATGGCAGTGATGATTCGCATTTCGCCGGACTGCGGGTTCGGACTGCCGCCTGGCATATTTGTAAATGCCGGACTGCCAAGGGTTGTGGTGTCTTCATGCACCTGTGCGATTTCTTCGTCTGTGTGTGCAAGGATGTAAGCCATGCTACTATAATCCTTGAGTGCATTTACAGCGGCACTCCGTTTGTCTAAGTACTGCCAAATGATATTCATCTGCTACCTCCAAGTTCTGCTTTGACTGCCTGCATCAAAGCAGTCTGGGTTTGTTCCTTCCGGGTCAGGGCTTTCAGGATACGTTCGTCAATCGTACCCTTGGTGATGAGATGTTGAATGACAACCGTTTCGGACTGCTGCCCCTGTCGCCACAGTCTGGCGTTGGTCTGCTGATACAGTTCCAGACTCCAGGTCAGTCCGAACCAAATCAGGTGAGAACCGCCTGCCTGTAAGTTCAACCCGTGTCCGGCAGCGGCTGGGTGCAGCAGACCAACTTGCAGCCTTCTGGCATTCCAGTTCCGGATACTGTCAGAGGACTGGATTTCCTGATAGGAAACATTCAGCTTTCGCAGTCGCTCTTGAATCCGCTCCAAATCATGCTTGAACCAATACGCCACCAGAACGGGCTTGCCGTTGGCTGCCTCTATCAAATCTTCCAGTGCATCCAGCTTTCGGCTGTGAATGGGAATCACCGCTCCGGTATCGTCATACACCGCTCCATTCGCCAGCTGGGAAAGTTTGTTGGATAGACTTGCAGCGTTGGCGGCGGTAATCTCGCCATCCGGCAAGTCTAACACGAATTCCTGTTTCAATTGCTTGTATCGTTCTCTTTCTTGCTTAGAAAGACGAACTGGAACTTCTGTCAACAAAAGTTCTGGCATTTGCAAATAATCAATCGCTTTCATGGAAATGGTGATGTCTGAAATTTTATCATAGATTTGTTTCTCTGCCTGTGGCAATGGCTTGTAAGAATAAACTACCATCCCATTTCGTTTATCCGGCTGAAAATAGGCTGTTCGATATTGTCCAATAAATCTTCCAAGTCGCTGTCCCATATCCAGCAAACGAAATTCCGCCCATAAATCCATCAAACCATTACTGGACGGTGTTCCCGTTAAGCCAACAATGCGTTTCACCTTTGGTCGAACTTTCATCAGTGCCTTGAATCGTTTCGTCTGGTGATTCTTAAAGCCTGACAACTCATCGATCACCAACATATCAAAGTCAAACGGAATATGGCTTTCCTCTACCAGCCAACTGATATTCTCACGATTCAGAATGCAAATATCCGTCTTTGCATGCAGGGCTTGTCTGCGTTCTGCGGATGTTCCAACTGCTACACTGTATTTCAGATGCTTCAAATGTTCCCACTTTTCAATTTCTGCTGACCAAGTATCCCGTGCCACACGAAGGGGTGCAATCACTAAAACACGGCGGATTTCAAAGCGGTCAAACAACAACTCGTTGATTGCTGTCAATGTTGTGACAGTCTTCCCCAACCCCATATCCAGAAGAAGTGCTGCCACAGGATGCTCCGTCAAAAACTGAATCGCATATTGCTGATAGTCGTGCGGAATGAACTTCACGGTGTTTCACCTCCGACTTCATCCAAAATGGGGCGGATTTGTTCCAGACTATCCAGACAATACACGGAAAAGCCCACTCTCTCAAGCTGTTGTTTTCTCCGGATTTGTAACGCCCGCATCTTCTCACCCGGAGCCTTTACTTCCACAAAAGCAATTTTTCCACCCGGCATCAATACGATTCGATCCGGCACTCCATCCGTTCCCGGACTTGTAAACTTCCAACAAAGACCTCCTCTGGACTGCACCTTTTGCACGAACCGGCTTTCAATCATTTTTTCACGCATTTTAGCCCTCTTTTCAAGTTTTTTCTTTTCTGGGGTGATGGTCTGTTACGGTCAATATATAAAACCCCTTTTAGGCTGAAAATTTGGTAAAAATTACCTATAAGAAGAGTTTACGAAATGACCCTCTCCGACCGTCACCCCCACCCATTATTCTAAAAATTCTGACTTGATTTTTAAGCCATAAACGATGACACCTTTCTTGGTTCTCTTTCGTTCAAACCCTGCATTTTCCAAACCCGTATAAAAGTCTGTCGTGCTTCTGGTATACTCTCCGTTTCTGGAACAATACGAACGATACTCCTGATACAATTCGCCTGATTTTTGCTGGTAGGTCTTATCTACATCACAGCAGTCTTCCAGAAATGCTGACATCCAGTCGTTGCTTTCCCGGTATGCGTGAATCGCATTTTTGACGCACTGTGGAACTTCCAGTTTGAATTGTCGGTCAATGACTTGTTTCGCTCCCTCCATCACCCAAGACAGAATTGCTCCGCCAGCGTGTTCGACCAGATAATCTGCAAAGTTCTTGATGTCTGACTTGCCCTCCAGCTTTGCCAGAAACGGGATCACAATCAATCTACGCCATGTTCCGGCATCATTCGCACCGACTCTCGGCAGATGGTTTGTATATAACACCAGCGTATGAGCAGGTGTATAGCGGAATGGGTCTTTGTATTTCTTCTCTGCTTGGATTTCATCTGTGGAACAAAGCTGCTTGATGACCGCAGTATTCAACCGCATTCCTTCTTCCAGTTCTGCTGCAATGACCAGTCGTTTACCTTTGAGTTCTGCCATTTCCGGCTTTACATTTCGCTTGCAGCCGACCGTCAATGCATCTGCGGACATTGTTCCGCTGTAACTTCCAAGCACCCGTGAAATGGCATTCCAGAAGGTGGACTTGCCGTTGCTGCCTTCGCCATAGGCAATAATCAATGCCTCTTGATACACTTTTCCAATCGCACAAAGCCCGCAGATTTGCTGCACATAATCCGTTAAACTTTGATCGCCGCAGAAAAAGCAATGCAAGGCATCTTTCCAAATTTCTTCCCCCACGTTGTTCGGCGAAACAGCGGTCATTTTTGTGAGGTAATCCTCCGGATTGTGCGGTCTTCCGCCATGCACGCCTTTCTGCAAGTCATAGGTTGCTGTCGGTGTGTTTAGCAAGAACTCCTGACTGTCAAAATCTGCAATGTCTTTCAGCAACATTGGCTTGGCAGCCTGTAAAGCCGAAGAGATGTACTTCATATCTCTGCGTTTCATGACGAAAGTTCGATAAGTCAGAGCAGAGCGATATTCGATGTACGCTTTTCTGCTGACATCATCCACGGCTTTTTCCAGCACCTTTCCGCCCTTGGAGATTGTTTCAGCATCTACTCCGCTGTCCAGCAGCATCTTGTGTGTCATTTCCAGCGTTCGTTCTGCTTCTTCCAGCTGCTTGTCCAGAAATGCTTCGCATCTGCCAACAGCAGTCTGTTTCGATTCTACCCAGTGTGTTTGCAAATAGCATAAGTATTCGGTTGCATCTGTATAGGCAAGTTCGCCTTGTACCTGTTCTGCAAAAACTTTTGCTTGCCCAATATCGGAATAATCCTCCGGTCGCAGGCTATACATCTGCCCGTATAACTCCGGAGCAATATATCCGTTCTGTTTGGATACTCGCTTTCCGAAATTTTTTGCACTCTGCCAAATCATGTGCAGTTCTGATTCCGCCAATGGTGGGTTGCACTTTTCTGCTGCCTTTTGAAACAATTGATACGCTGCCTCTGTATTGCCATAACGCTTGATCAGTTTCCCAGCGATATGACTCATTGTGCTGTTTCTGGAGCCTTCTTGGATTAATTCCGTCTGAACATCCCATTCTGCAAAAGCATCTTTTTCAAAAAATTCAGCAAGCGTCAGATTGCCTTGATACCATTCCACTTTTGGATTCTCCACACCAAAAAAGAAATGTGCCTCGTCCAGTGCCTTTTCATCGAAATAGGGAAACTGTTCCAGAACCTGTTTTTTCAAATTCTGTCGTTCTGTTACGGACATTCCTTTTTCTGCTTCAAAATAGACATGAAACTTAGGACGTGCGATTCTGTTTCCCTTGTTTTTCATGTGATTTCTGCTATAGGCAACTGCGAATGCTACGTCTGGAAATGTCAATGCCAGTTCCAAAGGTGTAACCCAATCTTCTGGGTTTTCAGAATGTCTATTGTCGCAGTCAAACATCAGGCAATCGCTTTCTATGAAGTTTGCATTGCTTCTTTTATCATCCGTAAATTTCGCAGAAACATGGTCAGATTGCACCGCAGACTTCAAACTTTCCTCGTCAATTACCTCTACATCATTCGGATATTTGATATTTTTTGCGTTTTCACGACAAGTAGCAGTATAAAGCGTAAATTTCATTTCTTTGCCTCCAGTTCTGCAATCAGCGTATTTGTCTGACTCATAATTCCACACACTTGCTTTTGTATATCACGCAAAGAGTCCATAGTAATTACATCTCCAGACTGTTTGCCATCTTGCCCAGTTAATAGATAATCTGTCGACACGCAAAAGTAATCCGCCATTTTTAGCAAAATTTTCGGTGAGGGAGCAGTTTCACCTTTTAGGTACAGAGAGACTGTTTGCGGTCGAACTCCAACGTGTTCAGCCAGTTCTTTTTGTGTAATTCTTCTGCGGTACGTTGGATGGCACGCCATCAATTTTTGCAGCATTTGCGGGAATTGATACATTACTCTATTTCCTCCAGTTCTTCTGTAAAATACCGAATGGTCATATGCCGCCGCTTCGCCCATTTGATTTCCTGCTGCATACCCTCCGACCGCACAGAACCAAACACCCACAGCTGGGCACACTTTGACAGCAGTACCAAATTCATGAACATCGCTGTCTGACGATCTTCGCCCAGACTGTCATCCATGAATTGCGGAAACAGCAAGTGGGGAGCGATAGGGACATAGTGGGTATCTACTGCAAAGCGGCTGTATCGTCTGGCGTTTTCGATATTGTCATTGATGCAGCCGTGGGAATAGGGAGAACAAATGTATACCAGCGGTCGATAAGCGGCAGCCTTTTTCGCCCTGCGTTCCTCTCGTTCAATACGGCTCAGTGCCTCATAAGCAGTGAGATCAATGTACCCTTCGGCATTATACCGATTCATGCAGTGCTCCTTTCAGCCGCTTCAGTGTGCAGGCATCGCAGTAAACGGCACTGCTGAAAATGTCAAAGTTTTCTGCTGTCCAGAAAACACTCAGATCCACTGGTACTTCTGCACCGCACTGTGGGCAGCGACAGTATACGTTTTCGTTGTTGATTTCCACAGAGATACTGGTGGTGTCATTCAGATTTTCTTTGATGTAAAACATATGGAATCCTCCTAATCTTTCTTGTAAAAGCTGCATTCATATCCGTCTGCCCGAAGCAACAGTCCCTTTGCCCAGTCTGGCGTTCTCGCCATCTGCTGACAGATCTCATCCAGCTTTGTATCTTTCGGGCATTCGATAATCATTTCATCGTGAATATGACCGACAATAAAGTGTTGTGATAGCGTTTGCATAGAATAGAAGAGCAGATCCCGTGCGGTTGCCTGAACAATGTTTTCGACCAGCTTGCCGGAGTAAGTTTCCAAGCGTTCCCACTTTCTGCCCGTGCCAATGCCCTCATAGGTGATAGAATCACCGCCGAAGCGATTTTCACCGATGCGTGGCTTGACATATGCCAACCGTCTGCCGGACAGCAGGCGGATAAACAGAAAACCGGATTCATAAGAGAAGTGAATGCCGTGGGTCTCTGTTTCGGTTTTATCCCGCACAGCTTTGATGGCTGCATTTTCTACATCCCACCACAATTGCACAATGTGTGGAGAAGCAGTTCGCCAGTCCGTCACAATTTGCTTCAGTTCTGCATCGGACATTTCCGATCCGCCCATGGCTTTCATTGCTCCGACCGAGCCGCCGTAGCCACACGCCAATTCTGCGACCTTGCCTTTTTGCCGAAGATGTCCATTGATGCCATGCTTGACTACTGGCACGCCGAAAATCTTAGAAGCCGAGGCACAGTAGATGTCTTTGCCGTCTGCGAACGCCTGCATCCGCCACGTTTCTCCGGCAAGCCATGCAATCACTCTTGCTTCAATTGCCGAGAAATCTGCCACGAGGAACTGATAACCGGGCTTTGGCACGAACGCTGTCCGAATCAGCTGTGACAGCGTGTCCGGAACGTCTTCATACAGCAGTTCTACTGCTTCTAAATCACCAGACTTCACAAGCTCCCGTGCATCTTCCAAATCGGGAAGGTGATTCTGTGGCAGGTTTTGCAGCTGAATGATACGACCAGCCTCTCGACCTGTTCGATTTGCACCATAGAACTGAAACATTCCTCTTGCACGACCATCCGAGCAAACGGCGTTCTGCATGGCTTGATACTTTTTGACCGAGGATTTTGAGGCCTGCTGTCGAAGTAGCAACACGGCTTGCAAGTCCGGCGGAGCGGTTTTCAGCTGTTCCTGTACTTCTTTTTTTCCCAACGATTCTAACTCCAGTCCGTGTTCCGCCAGCCATTGTTTCATTTGCTGAACAGAGTTCGGATTGTCCAAGTCGGTCAGATTTTTCAGTAGATGCAATAGCTTATCCTTTGTCAATGTGTCCATACGAATTGCTTGCTGCACCAGCTGCAAATCCAGTTGTATTCCTCGATCGTTGATGGTCTGGTCAAGGGCATACTCCTGCCAGACAAAATCCGGCACAGGAAACCGAGCAATTTTTTGTTCAATCGCTTGTTCCGTTTCCACATCCCGTTTGTTGTATGCCCGAAAGACGTTCCATTTCTTCGGAGCATCGGTCGGAACATGAAACACCGGAATGCCGTTCACCGTGTCGTATGGCACGCAGAAATAGCGAATCAGAGCTTTCCCCTCGGACATTTTCTGTTGCTGTAACTGTAGAACTGCCCCCACGCCGGCAAGGCTCAGCGGCAAGCCCAGATAGGCAGCCGCCACCATCGTACACCGCCATGCTTTCGGGCTGAGGTAGTTGCCGCAGGCATCCTCCGGTGAGCCGTGCGAAATGAAGCGTTCCGGGTAGTTTCGCCGCAGCCAGACCGACAGGCAGACCCGTTCAAAGCTGGCGTTGAAGGCATGTTTCTGGATGCGGTCATCCGTCAGAGCGTTCAAGATTTCTTCTGGCAGCTGTTCGCCGCAGGCGAGGTCAACTACCTTCACCGGGGCATCGTCCACGGAATATGCAAAAAGCAGAATATCAAAATACGGGGAATCCGCATAGCGGTAAACCCCGGCTTTTGTAATATCCACATCACTTTTTGTTTCTAAGTCAATCATCAATTTTTGCATTGTTACACCTATTACCCACCCGAACAGATACTCCGTCAGTCGCCCACCCGACATTTTTGCTCACTTGTGATTCTTGAAATGATCAATCAGTGCAGCAACGGAAATTGCTGCCCAACAGAACATTGAAATGCACCAAAGAACCGCAATAACAACGGAAAGAATTGCCTCCATTTTTCTCACCGTCCTTATTACTAAATTGCCATTTTAGTTAATCAAGGAAATCGTCACTTTCAAGAGCATCGAAATCATCAGCAGCATTGGTATGTCCACTAAGCGGTTCACCATCCCGTACCTTCTGAATATTGCCCAAACCGCAGGCAATGCCCTTATTTCCGTTGCTGTTAAACGCATAGAATGTTACTGCAACTCTTGCATAGCAGCCACTGTAGACCTCATTCTGATCGAGAATCGGCTGTACCTGCTGGTCAACGATCTGCGGAGGAGTAGTGCTATTTGCATTGACAAAATAGCAGTCTTTGTACACTTCATCCTCCGGACGTTCTGCATCGCCATCTCTCAGCGGCAACTTCAGAGCAGCCTTACTCGGCTTCTTTCCTCCGAACTTTCCAATGCCATCTTCAATGGCAGCATCAATTGCAGTCTGAATTTTTGCAAGAGTTGCCTTATCAGACTTCGGAATCAGCAAGGAAACACTATACTTTGCGGCACTGCCTTTGATGGATTTCGGTTCCCAGATGTTTGCGTAACTCAAACGCACAGTTCCTGTAATCACTTTTGTTTTTCTTTCGTTTGCCATTTATTTTTCCTCCTGTATTGTTTCAAAATCTTTTTCTGCGGAATTCCAAGCCGGTCGCTTGTCCGAAATTGGTACAAGTGCAGGCTTACCCGGCGGTTTGTATGTGAAATCACCAAGAATTTCATCAAACTTTTTCTTTCCGCCAAGCAGCTTTGTCATTGCGGTAATTCCCAGCAGTTCCGGTTCATTGTATGGATTTTTCCCATAGGACTTGACCTTTTCAATGACTTTTGCCTCATCGGTATACTTTCGATTCGACCGACCTTCCACAACTTTGTACCCATTCCACTGTTTGCCGGAAATTGCTCGCTGCAAAGCATATTCCTTGATATCGGATGCCCATGAAACCAATTGATCGGCTTTTTCCAATACTGCCTCGATTTCAGTATCCACCAGCATTTCCGGGGGAGCAAAGTCATACTGTGCCAGCTGAAGATTGTATTCTGCACGTTTTCGGCAAGTTGCCTTCACTTTACAAAACCGACAGTGTTCACCAGCACAGAAATCTCCCTCGCCTTTGGATGCAAGTTCTGCTTTCGTTTTCAATTCTGTTTCTGCCCAATGCAACAGTTCAGAAATAGGCATAACGCATTCACTAACGCTCTGGATTCTCGGCTGAAAAATCACCATCCGGATTTCTGCAATGTCATAAAGGGCATCAAATAGCTGCAATGCACCCAGAGCATACAGCATCATCTGCGAGTTGTGATCAGCAGATACTGCTACGCCCTTACCATACTTAAAGTCAATGACAGTCAGGACATCATCTGCAACAATCACACAGTCGCCCGTACCAAAACCGCTGGGAACATATCGGCTGAAATCCAAACGCTGTTCCACTAAAACAATCGGTTCTTGCAGATTTGCCAGCTGTTCGGCAATGTACTGAGCATAGCTGTCCGTGCAGTCTTCCATTTCTGCATCGTAGAAGTCTAAGTTCTCCGTGGGATTAGATGCCGGATTGCCAAGCAGCTTTTGCACTTTGTACTCTGCCAACTCGTGGGCACACGTGCCTTCCAAGGCGTAGTCTGTCACGGTATCCGGCAGGGCAGCACAAAGCTGTGCGGACGGCGGACACGCCAGCCAACGAGCACTGGATGAAGCAGAAAGCACTGCGTGTAAACGGTTTGCATGATCGTTAAGTTCCAATCTGCTTCGCCTCCTCTAACAAGACCGCATATTCTTCGGGAGAAACACCAGACAGCTTTGATGCCCCGTGTTTCTGAAGCAGTGCCTTTACTGAATCTGTAAAACCAGAACGTGACTTTTCTGCCAGTACCGCTCGAATCTCAGAAATAGAAACTGTCGGCGTATCTTTCACAGACACCGGCTTCTGTACAGCCTCCGTATTGCCTTCTTCCGGCGGATATACCTGCTCAAATGTCTGTACTTCCCGTTCTGTCATGGTTTCCGCCATAGTTTCCAATTTGTCTGCCAACTGACGGATCACATGAATCACATCCAGTAATGTTGTAGGTTCTCTACTCATTTTCTTTGACCTTCTTTCTTAGCATTCTTGATGGGATTTAGAAACACGCCATCATGCACCACCTCCTTCCATAAATGCAGTCGAAAAAATCAGCATAAAATCGAACCCCATCAGTAGAAAAATCAAAATTTTTTCTTGATTTGGGCTTTGATTTTCGCCATGCGATGCCGAATTGCCGTTTCCGATACGCCTTCTTCTCTTGCTACCTGTGTCATAGGATTTCCTTCCACGACCACTCTGCGATAGGTATCCTGCTGCTTCGGCGTAAGACTGGACACAACCTCATGCAAACGCTGGATTTCCAAAGATTCCACTTCAGTATCGACAGGTTTTGCACAATGTTCTTTCACCTTTCGCTGTTTCAGATTATGATACACCTCACGGTCATCCAACTTGTGCAAAAAGTCGATGATCTCAGTGCTTACACCCTGTTCTCCCGGATGCAGCACAACGACTGTTCCATCTGCAAAGCGATAGATATAAACGGATCTGGCTGCTGTTTTTGTTTTACGAAATTTCATATACATATACATGACTCCTTTCTGATTGATAGAAGTCAGCTTGCAAAAAAACTCAAGTGAAGTCAAGTATATGAAACAAAAATAGCCGAACAGCATATAAAACAGTCGTCTCATATACTATCCGGCTATTTAGTAGTCAAATCACTCCGTTGCTCGGTATATTATCTATCTCTTATCAGCCATGCACATCTCGGATCGGCAGGAAACTTTCACGATGTTCCGGCAGTTTGGGCATTTCAGTTCAATAATCACTGGAATTTTAGGTAGCACAGAAATATCAAAGGCACGTTTCCCACATCTCGGACACTTCATCTTATACACCTGCTCACACCTCCAATATCAGTTCACTGTATGGCAGTGATTCTGCCCACTTGTAAAATCCAAACCACTCATCCAGCTTATGATGTTTTCTTGCTTGACAAGCGTTTCGCAATACTTCGTAGTTTAGTACTACGGTTCTACGTTGATTATAACTGGACGGGAGCAGCTGAATCATTTGCCACCAGTAAATATTCTTTTTAGTTTCCAGATATGTTTCTCGTGCCTTGTTGAGGGCTTTAATCGTGTACATAAAATCTTTGAGAAATTCTGTTCCTTCTTCAGCACCATTAAACAGATGTTCGCACGAAAAGTCATCCAATGTAAATTCTTGCTCTGCAATTTTATGCATTGTAGAGCAAGAATCAGTAACCGTTCCGACTTTGTACGTATCAAACTGTTTCCACCAATAAAGAGGGGCAATTATATCACAACTTACTGTAATCATTCGCATAAACTTCCGATGATCAGTACCTGCCTTGACTAATTTTTGCATTAAAGCCATATCGTTATCCCCAATACAAAACGGATTTTTTCCCAAATCGCTCCATGCCCAGCCACAATGAGAGCAACCCAAATTGTTGCATTTGGTTGTTATGGGTTCCTTGCAATAGCAACTATCCGACTTTTCCCAACTATTCATCGGATTTCGCATTCCCCGTATGGCCGTTTCCCATCCATACACCTCTGTGTTTTCGACTTTTATCATGCCAATCCCTCCATAAATGCCGCCATAACCGCCTTTGCCACTGCATCCGCTGTTTCATCAAATTGAATCAAACACCGCTTAAACAATTCAGTCTTGAAAGATGCCATTGTGCGATCGTCCATTGCACCTTTTTCCCGCAGTTCCAAAAGTTGCTCGTTCGTAAGCATTGACCATAGCAGTTCTAATGTTTCATCGCTCATTTCCAATTACTCCTTTTCGTATTCTAATTTAATCAGACGCTTTATCGCTGCTAAAGCTGTGTCAATTGCCGCAACATCAAGGCAAAAAGCGTTATCTTTTTCGTCTTCAAAATCAGCTGCAAAGCCCTCACGGTCGCAACGTAAGTCTTCCAGCTGTCCGACTGCATTTATCAATTTTTCAATGGACAGCTGATCTTTGGTTTCCAAATCACCCTCATACCGAATCGAACTCCCATCTTCACAAACTGCAATTGCCGTTATATCTGGCTTGAGGGCAACTGCTGCGACAGTCATATGAATCTCTTCCGATTCAGCACAATTTGTCCCGATAAATGTCATTGATGCGGCATCTGCATACTTGTCATCAATTTCAACAATCAGCTTTTTCATGATTTTCCTCCTGATTTAACTCCATCAGTTTTTCCATGTACCACTCTGCCTTTTCTATATCTTCCGGTCCATTTTTCCGACTTGCACGAAAACGGTATTTATATACGTTGCACATACAGAAATGGCGAACAGCATCTACGCCAAACAATGCGATCATCTCATCAATACACTCATACTTTCCTTGATAGTGAAATGGATGATTCACATTATCCGGACTCGGATGAAGCCCGATACTTTCCTTACACATTTTCTCATTCACCACCTTTCAGTTCTTTCTGACAGAAACCAGAACAGCATATTCCCTCATCTGTTATCTGTATTGTTTTCTGCCCTGTATTCTCGCAAACAATGCCACCCTGTTTCTGCGTAATAACCGCAGCAGGTGTCCGAATGACTCTTGTGTTTTTGGACTGGTTTGCATATTTGCAGTTTACACAATCGTTCATTCTGCCTGTCCCCATTCAAAAATTTCTCCAGTTGGTTTCTCATTGCTCCACCGCAATTTTCCATCTCTTGTTGCAAACCAGATATTTTCTTTCGGAATCATTCCGAAAATCCCATACAACGCTTTTTCAATCTCACTTGCATTGTTAAAGTCACGAAATACATTCAACTCTGTCGGACGATCTCCGGTTCGATCTGTCAAATGATGCTCTTCGCAAGCCTGCAAAAAGGCATCAGTGTTAGAACTGTTCGTCTGTACCCATACGTCACCGGAAATAAACCTGTCCCAATCAAAAGCCGTTTCCGGTGCAGAACCCATACAATCAAGCAGCCGCTCCAAAGCCAATTTTGCACCAAAGGCAAAATCAAAATCATCCTCCGGACAGCACCTTGCAGTGCTTGCGTTTACTTTCTTGCCGTTAACATACTGTGTAGCCATCACTGCGTTCCCATTTTGCAAAATGACAACCTTTGTTTCTTTTTCAATCTTCATTATTTTTGCTCCTTTCATTGAACGGTTGAGGCAGTGACATCCAAGCCAACACCTCATAATTTTCGTCTTCATCAGTTATTTCAAGAATCTTTGAGTAATCCCAAAACTGCCAGTAGTTATTGCCACGCTGCCCATAGTATGTATTACTAAAATCCGTGCATCTGTTTCGGACCGTTATCAATACTTCAGTAAACAGCTTCGGAAGGGAATCTCTCACGCTTATCCAGCCCAATCTTCTATCCCTCCATATATGCCATACTTTTTTCGCAGATCATTGCAGTACCTTTTCAAATCGATGGCATTCATCGTCAATGCAGCGTAGTACGGCGTAAGAATTTCACGCTCAATCGACCGAATTCTACCGATAGATTCCGGACTACCGTCATACTTTTCCAATGCTCTCCGATAAGCAGAGAACTCACTCCTCAGAATTTCTGCAGCCAAGCGAACATATCCATTGTCAACGGAACCACAGCTTTCCTTTGGGTCACAGTTGACGGGAGTTTCAATTCTCTCACGTTTTAGTTTCTCACGATACTGTTTTTGGTAGGAAAGTACCTCTTTCCGTCTCTGCTGGTATCGTTCTTTGCTACGTTCAGATCTGCAAGCTGCACAAATACGATGAATTTTTCTCCGTTCACCAGTTTGTTTGTTGCGGTCAACAAACTCCCAGAGTGGTTTTTCTGCACCGCATTGTCTACAGATTCTATTCATGTTGTAACCGCCTTTCTGCCATTACAGCAGTTCCTTATCCAAATCAATACCATACTTTTCTTTCAAGTATGTAAGACAGTCCAGCGTAGAATACTGATGGTTCAAAATCCCGACCCCGTCCATTAGCTTGAAATGGTCTTTTACGCCATCCAAAACAGACCGCAGTCGCTTTTCTCCAAATCCGAACTCTTTATTGAGTTCCACCATACAAACGGACATAAACTGGGGAAGAACATCTTGAATTACCGATTCATAAATCTGATCTTTCTTTTTCTGATATTCTTCCTCAACCCTTTGACGGATTTCGCTTTCTCCGATTGTGATAAGCCTTGCTTTCATTGTCCTTACGCTCCTGTTCCATTCTGCCAAGTTCCCGGTTCAGCTTATAGTCAATCATACTGTTCAGTGCATCACCGTAGCCATCTCGGACAAGGTAAATCCGAATTTGCTCCAAGGTAATCAGCAAATCGCCGGTTTCCTCCACGAGATGATTCATTTGCAACGAATTTCCGGGATACCGTTTGATTTTCTGAGCTGCTTGAATGAACTCCGCTGCCTCCTCAACAGTCTGCTCCAGCTGCCTTTCAAAAGTTCTGGCATCTGTTATTTTTGCAATTACGTGCATCTGTTCCGTTGTCATTTTTATTCATTCCTTTCGTCATTCCCTGTTTTATCAAAGGTTCAGTAAAGTCCGCTAAGGGTCTCTAAGAATTCTCGGTTTTCCGATAGCCATTCACTGGCTCGTTCTGGATTTCGATATTTGTGGTGTTGCTGACCTTGATTTTTTGCTTTCTGAATATCCTGCTGACACCATCGAAACAGTGTTGCATAATGATTGCGATAGTGCTTTCCAGTCGATGCCATGTAGCTGGATAAGCTGCTGATTGTCTGCGGCAATTGTGTCCCATACAATTCTGACAGTCGAGCAAATTCGTTCTCTGTCAGCCGAACATTCTGAAAATCACCGAATGTTTTCTTTTCCGCGCGTGCGTCTCCCTCACATAATTCAAAACCTATTGATTCTCTTGTAGTATTATACGGTCTGGTTTTTTGACTGGGGGCATTCCTCTTTTTTGGCTGAGGGCATTCCGTTTTTTTGACCGGCTGGGTAAATTTTTTAGGCCTTTCAGCCTTTGTTTCAACATTCTTTCCACAGCCGCTTTCCACTTTTTGTGGAGAAACACGCTGTTCGATTGCGGTTAAATTTACCCGATAATGATTTCGCAAACCACCGTCATCATCCCTTGTCTGACGTTTCAAAATATACCCCAGTTTTTCAAGCTTGTTCAGAGCATTCAAAACCGTCTGCTTGGTGCATCCAGTCGTTTCAGCAAGGTAGGCAAGACTGCCGGAGCATTCATTTTCACCGTTTTCGGAAAAGCCATAGATCACTGCATACAGCTGTAAAGTTGTCCCTTTCAGCTTTAGCCGGTTAATCATCCAGCCGTAAACGGTATAGTAATTTCCGTCTTTCATCTTTCCTCATCCACCTTTCTGATTTGGAGTAATTCCACTCGTTCCTCATTCAGCAACTCATGAAACCGTTCACGAGCATCCTTTTCATTTTCTGCGAGTACCGTATAGATTCGCTCTACTCCCATGTCCGAAAGATAGCAGCAAAATTCATACTTTTCTGTAGCCCGCACAATAACCCTTTTGTTGTTCTCCAT